GCGTTGCACTAGATTTTATAGTCTTTACTGACTAATCATTTCTCGCCCCAAATGAATGGGAATAGCACAAAGCCTATGAGCCATATACAACACGCTACAAACAATCCGCAGATACACTGGAAGAAGATTGTGCCGCCAAGAACCCAAGTCATTGCGTGAGCATCTAGCGCACTCAGAAGAGCAAATATAGCTCCTATAAACATCTTTCCGACTCCAACATATCCGGCAAGCAAAGTGAAAGCTATGAGCGTAATTCCCGCAAGCCAATGTCTTATTTTCGCTTTATTTTCTTTCCGCATCGTTCACACCTCCACGTATGTTCTGTTTTCCATGAGCCATCTGACTGCAAGACTAAATCAGTATTTGCATGGACGGTTCGCTCATGCTTACAAAACAGTTGCCTTATTATCTTAAACATTTTTTCCTCCGCATATTAAATCCATGAAGTTTTCGCCAGTTATTTGAACCAATCGTGTAACATGGCAAAGTGTTTACATTAAATGTTCCAAACGTTCCATAGAAAACCGCAGATGCGTTCAATAAGTTGTCTATGTTTCTCATTTTCTGTTTTAGCATTGAAGTTGGTATTGTTGCCAATTCTTCGACCAAATCATCACAGATTAAATATGAATCCTGTTGGATATAAAGTTTCCCTGTTGGTGGAAATCCACCATACGCATATCTTCTCTTATCTTTCTCGCCCATCATTTATTCCTCTTGCGTCCACTATCCCCCAACAAAAACGAAAATGTTTCTAATTCAGGAACTTTCACGCCGCACAATGCACATGTCAGCTGAATTGCAGTATTCCGATCTCCGCATTTCTTGTAAAACTCTAAATAAATGCTATAAAACATGTTGACTGTTTCAATTATTTCTTTATTACCCATCAGACAACCCTCCAAAGTGCTTTCACGTCATCAAGTCTGAACATGGCTTGTACTGAATCGCCATCAAGAAAAAGGATAATTCCATCATCCTGAGCAATCTCGCAACGTTTAGCTTCCACGATGAATACTCCATCATCTGTCACAACATGGTATGTTATTGGAATCGGTTTAACTCCGTCATAAATCAGCATCTTTCCACACCTCTTTCACAAAATCAGGTAATTCATTCAATGAATCAGCTCCTATCAGCATTTTGCAACCACAGTACGCTTCAAACCAAAAACCAATCTTCGGAATCACTACTTTCGTAAACTTGTCAGACATGATTTCCAGTGGTTCATTACACTCAAACCGAGGAATCCAAGCCATTTTATACATTTCTCTGTTAAATTTAGCCAAAGGCTGTACGGTTTGTGTCTGAACAATGACTTGAGTAAATATCAATCTTCCAGTAACTATCTGACCAGTAGATTCTACCGTTGCCTTTAAATTTTCTATTATGCGTTCCATGATACCTGACTTCCTACAAACATTCTTTCTCTGCCTTCCACTTAGCCACTCTGTCGCACATGATTTTTCGAACCTTTTCCTGAGGCATGTCTTTTGGAAATGTGGCAGATATTAGAATTCTGTACTTATGATCCCGAAGTTCTCTTTTAATTTCATTTCTACCAAATGAATAAAACGGGTCGCACCAATATATATTTTCCAATGTTTTATAATCAAACGCTGCATCATAGCATAAATTAACATCCTCATTGGTCTCACATTGAATTTCGTCTGTGTCGCTATAATATCTTTTTTGACTATTCAGCATTGCACATATCTGTTCAGCTTTCTCTCTGCTTAATGCAACTGTCCGTATGTAATAATCCGAATACTCTCCGGAAGTAATCACATATACTTTCATAGCTAATCTCCTATCATGTAAAATAAGGCCTTTTTGAAAAAAATTTGCTTGAGGGGGTGAGGTATGCACCGGGCGTCCTGTCCTCGTAACCCCCACCCGGATCTTTTTAAGGTCAAAACCGTTTTCGATGCTTTTAGCCGGTGCAATGTCTTTTCAATGATCCGAACATATGTATCTATACGACAAATAGCAATTTGTTATATAGTTAATATACAATATCTTGTGCTTGTGTACTTTATCTCACTATATCTTGTAAAAATAATAGTTTTAATTGATTGATATTAAAAAAGATCAATCGGTGTCCGGTAAATCTGGAAACTTTGGAAGCTGTCGAGCTGGCTCTTTTTGTCCTATTGCATCGGTCACGCCGTACTTTTCCGCAATCCCTGGAAGATCAGGAGCTTTCTGCGCTGCTGTCTGCCCTCTTGGCTGCCCCATATTCCAGCCATAATGCCTGTTAAGTATGCCGAGAATACCAACCGGATTTCCCTTCCCGGATGCTAATTTATTACTCAGAGACTCCTCTCTTTCGGCTTGCAACTTTTTCGTTACCTCGGACGAACCGCGTTCGATTTCCGGGTTATTAACCCATTGATATAGCGTGTCTATATGTATTCCAGTCATTTTACTAAATCCCATAACTGATACTTCTTTTGAATACTCATAACACATAGATATATATATATCACATACATTATCAATTAATTCTCTATTACTGTAATCTATATTACTTTTCTCGTTATATCTTCTGGTTATTCCGTCAGTTTTACAAGGCTTAAATACTGATCTGTAAATATATAACAATACACTGTTCCATCTCTGTTGATCGAATGTATATATATCTTTCATGTCTATATCGTGATCTATGCAGTAATTAGCTATAGATTCTTGTATTCTGTCTGTGTATACTTCTGTTTTCTGATCTGTTGTATTAAGCTCTTGCCCTTCTACGCGTTCCATTTTCTGCATCTGATCACCTCCCAGCATTAAAAATATAAATAAAAAAAGCCGCCACCTATTGCAAGTACGTTATGCAACGGGTCACGGCTCCTAGAGCTACCAAGAATATGCATATTGATACGGCTATGCACTGCCCTTATATTTTTTCCAATGAGCTTATTATATATTTATTTCCCGTATATGTCAATTTGATCTATCGCTCATATGAGCGAACCGCGCCCCATAAATTCATAAACGACTTAGAAAGTTATCATAGGAGCCAAGGCATAAGAACGGCAAACCGGAAGAAAAAACAGTCCCAAGAAGAACAAAACCGCAAGGTTTTTTCTTGTATATTTCTTTTTCTTTTCTTCTCTTCTCTTTTCTATTCTTCTCTAGGTTGCCAAGCGGTATACCAACCGGTTACAAACTGGTATACCAAGCATAAATACATGCACATGATACAACGCTGGAAGCGCAAAAAAGACAGCCCCGGATGAGCTGTCTCAGTGTTATTTTATTTTCTTCGTCCTCTTGACTTTTTGCTATTTTTGAATTATTATACAGTTATCAATATTCATGTTGATTCATAGCGTTCCATGATTTCGCTGTGAGTCGTTCAGATCAATGGCTGAACGTTGAGTTGAAAAACATATGGGAACGTATGCAAACTAGGGAACAGCGTAGCTTTTTTGGCTACGCTTTTTCTCTGTCCAGCTTTTTCATAAGTTCTTTATAGCACAATGAAGATGCCCCCATTTCAACCTCTTCTTTTGTTTCTTCCCTGATCTCGCCGGAATTTTCAAAATATGCAATCTTTCCAGTACTTTTCTGTACAACCTCGTTCGCTGAAAGAGAATAAAACGGCTCGCAGCTCTCTCTGAACTCTTCCGCTTTCTTTATTATGTCAATAATCTTTTCTAATTGCGGAATTGAAAAAGATTTAAGATCTTCATCTGTCACTACATATTTTACATACCATTCAAGGTTCTTTACAGTTTCCCTCTTTTTGTTTAACAATTGTTCTTTTTTCATGTTCTTTTCCTCCTGCTTTAAAATCGGTTTTCTGCTGTGTTCCTTACAAGTATTATTATAACTTTTTGTGCCTTACATGTCAATATATTTTTGTGCCTTATTTCAATATTTTTTCGTCGTGTTCCAGTTTCTCGGCAACAGCTAATTTTATAAAATCGTTTACGCTCTTATATCCAAGTGCTGATATCCTTTCTTTTGTTCCTGTCTGAAATCTACAATTAACACGCTCAAATTTATCATCATATTTATAGATGGCTTTTCTCTGCGCTTCTGTTGTCTTTCTTTCTTTCGTTTCCATTGCGTTTCCTCCGTTCTTTTATATGTATATGATATACCATTGTGCCTTATACGTCAAATATTTATTTTCTTTCTATATATATGTGCATCTGATTTATTTTGTGCCTTATACATTTTAAACAATATATTACATGTTTTGTGCCTTACATTTTAGCTATTATGTCAATTGTTTTTGTGCCTTATATCGTGTATTATAATAACTGTAAACGAGATACAGCAACAGCCACACAGAACAAACAACCGGACGCCCTGAACCACTCAAGCCAATGAGGACATAAGCAAGCGATCTGATTAATTGCAAAACCTGAGGCAGTCGCAAAATAAAAAAGCCGTTGACACTCTACCAAAGCAACCAACGGCACCAATCAAAAAAGAAAGGTAAGCCCATTATATCAGGGCGAAAGGTGAAAGACAATGATGAAAATTGAAGAAATCAGAAAAGCACTTGAGGAAAGAAAAGACCGCAGCGCATGGAATAAAGGTGTTACAGTTTACGCCCTGGAACTGCTAGAGGTATACGAGGAGCGCGCAGAGTATGAAGGCAGAGACGCAGAAGACCGCAAAGAATTCAGGGAATGGTTAAAGAATGGCGCGGACGGCTGGGAGGCGTACAGCTGGGGCGGTTCAGCTCTTATCTATAACAGCGACATAGCAGAGCGACTCTGTACACCGTCAGAACTCAAAAAGACACGCAACGGAGAACGCAGACCAAACAGGGATGAAGAATGGCTAGACACTCAGGCAAGAGCATTATTCCAGGCAGCTAACAGATTGACCGCGGAAGCGTTCAGAAGATAAATAACCAACCGGGGAGAAATCCCCGGAACTTTTAAGCAGATCAGGAGGAAAGAAACATGATTAATATAGATATGTGGCACAGCCACAAGCCGGAAGAAGTGACCGGAATAGATTGGGGCTTTAGCGATTTAGATTTCGTATATCGTGGCAATCTGTACAAAGATGAAAAAATGATCGGTGATTATGAAGCGGACACCATGCAGGAAGTGAAAAAAGCTTTTCCACAATTAGAAGAAGGAATACAAGAGGCATTGAACTAGACAGGAGGCGAAGAAAATGAAAAAGATAAT